ATTTCAAGTTTATCTGCTAGTTCAAGTGAACGAATTCCAGTTGCTCGGCCGATTGCATCTGCAACTAAACCCTGGCTCTTAGGTACAACTCCGCCAACTAGTGCGTTCTTTACAGCCTTACCAGTAACGCTAGTTCCCTTTAGTAACGGGTCAGCGCCAACTTCAAAGCCAAAGTTAAGTAGACCAGATGTAACTGCACCGATACCCATGTTGGTATCGCCAAGTGTTTTGAATCCCTTGATGCGTGCTATTTGCTTTACAACATCTTTACCAAAGTTATAATGTTCTTGACCAACTGCAGATTCAGCATAGATTGCATCTTCTTTTACATTTTTGCCAAATGTACCAGACTTTGATACTTCGCGTCCTGCTTTACCGCCAAGACCTGCACCGATTGAGAAACCAGCGATTGCTCCAGGGATAGCACCAACGCCACCAAATGCTAGACCAACTGCTCCGCCAGCAAGTGCTCCTGCAACTCCGCTAGCAATAATATTTAAGCCAGCAAGAAATCCTTTTGCAGCATCATCTTCTGCTGTTGCTCTGACGAAAGCATAGTTAGAACGTACATTCTTTGCACCAGCCATCAGTGCCTTTGAAAGTTTACCACCAGTTGCTTCGTCAATCTTAGGAATGACTGCAAGTGGTGTGTACTTCATTGCTAATTCTGTAGCCTTAGTAGCGCCTTCAATTGTTGCAACACGCAATTTCTCAACATCTTGATTTGTAATCTTACGAGTTGGAGCAAAGCGTGCTTGCACGACAGTGTTACCAGTCTTTGCTGGAATTGACTTAGCAGTATCTAGGCTTACACCAAAAGGAATGCGGCCATTCTTTGCTGGGACAGCATCAGTATTGACATTGTTGCCCATGTCCTTTTGAAGATTGCCAATGTATTCCCATAAATTCATAGAATGGTCCTAAGGTAATTTACATAATCCTTAGTACCCTGTGAAGTATCTACCTGCTCTGCCCATAGTTCGATGATTGGAAAATACTCGCGTACTAAATCTAAATCAGGGTCGTTAACAACTACTTCTTCTTTTGGAAGTGCTAGTGTTTCTGGTCCTGGTGTGCTGCCAATTGGAGCACCTGTTGTGATGTTCTCTTCTGGGAAATCAGATGGTGCAGTCAATGGACGTGCTTCTACCATAGGCATAGTACGTTCTACTTTTGGTGTAGCAGCCTTTGGTGTAGGTGTTGGTCCTGCCATTGGAGCGCCTTCTTGCTGGCGCATTGTAGCCTGTCCCTGCCCATAACCCATACCAGGAATGTACTTGGGAGCCTGTGTTCCATTTCCGCTCTGACCATTACCACCTAGTGCGTTAACGTTAGCAGGATTGTTCTGTGGCGCATTTGGGCGCATTCCTCCACTGACCATTATTCCTCCTACTTAGTAAATTGTTCAAATATATGAAACGGCGGAGCCGTCTCGTTGTTATTAAGTGCTGCAATTCGCATTGCATCTAGCATTGTAGTTCCTGCGTGTAGAGCACCTACTGCAAAATCTCCACCAGAACCGATGCCATAAAATCCTGTGTTATTCATACCAACTGCAAAGTCGGAATCTACTTCAAAAATAGTTCCATTAATTGCTAGTAACAAGTTAAGTTCAAATTTATCATCATCATTTGATGTTTTATTGAACTCCACACCTGATTCGGTGAGTGCTACTTTAAGTGATGGTATTACTTTGTTGATTGCAAACTCATATAAGTTTGCCTTAGCCTTTACCGTAACTAACGGAGGTGTCCATCCATGAAGCACTACCTGTAAAGCGCGGTAATCACCAGCGCCGCCGATAATGTAACTTCCACGTTCAACTACTTTGACCATGCTAGGGTGGGTATAAACTTTACCACCCGCACTAACACGACTATCAGATACAATTAAGCACTTGTCGTCGTGCTGCAATCCGATAATCGTTGTCATTGTCCCCTACTTAAGTTATCTACGCGTTACTGTGCGTACTGATGCTGTTGGAGTTCCTCCTCCAGATAGACCAGAGAGTAAACTTTGAATACTTGGTGGTGCTTGTGGTGCTCCTTCTGGCATTCCTTCTGGCATTGGTGCGCCTTCTGGAGAGCCTCCTACTGGAGAACCAGGGGGAACAGGGGACGGTTGCTCAACCGATGGAACCCCAGCAGGAGGAACTTGTTGCTCTGGAGCAAAGGTTGCTTCAATTGCATCTTCAAGTGCCTGTCCCTTTTGGCGTGCCTTGATAACATCAGCAATCTTTCTAACAACTACGCTTGGGTCTCCACCACTTGTAGCCATCTGTGGAATTGCTTGTGTATATGCAGTCAATGAACCAAGAAGCGCATCGCGCATCTTTTCAATTTCAATCTTTTCTAGTTCCTGAGATACGTTAACTGTAAATGGAAGTTCACGCATAGCCATATCCTTGGAGATTAATCCACCACCAAGTGCCTGTAGCATGAAGATAAGTCCCTGTGCTGGGTTAAGACCAGCCAACATACCATAACGAACATCTGCTGAGTAATCACCCTTGATGTCCTTCTTAGGTGAGTATGTAATTTCATAAGGTGAACCTGAATCAACACCACGAATTGTCTTCTCCTGTGGGAAGATTCGCTCATCAACTTCAAAGCATACCTGGATAACATCGCGTAGTGCAGATGCAAAGATTGCTTGAGCAGATTTAACCTGTGTATCAAAGGCTCCCATAAGAGCCTGTACGCCTTGTCCTGTAACAACTGATGCACTGATGTTACCAGTACGTGATTCAGGATAGCGAGCACCCACGCGAAGTTCTTGGTTAAGCAAACCTTGCTCTGTGAATGCACCTGCTGGAATATTAAGTTCTACACGACGTACACCTGCTGGGTTAGAAGTACGGATAACCGCATCTCCACCGAGTTGCAACTCCTGTACATCCTGTGGAAGTACGATAGGTGCCTGTACTGACTTCTCTGCTGCTTCCATCGCAAGTAACGCGAAGCGGTTACGCAGCAATTGAATTCCAAGGATGTCGTCAAACTGTCCACGAAGTTCATCATCAATAGATGGCTTACGGGCTACGACAACCATCATCTTTCCCAATGGATTCTTGGCGTGTGAAAGAACCAGATTATCCTTTGTAGGGATGTAGATGATTGATTGGTCTTTGTCGAAGTAACGAATCATTTCAACTTGAGTATTCAAATCCTGCTTGTAGCCATGGCCACCTAACAAGGAATATTCGTACTCTGGGAATAATGAAACTAACTCTGCCAAAGAAGTCATGTAGCGTTTTGCAAAGGCAATGCAGCGTCCGTAGCGGTCGAATTCTGGGTAAGCACCCAGTGGGTTTTCTAGGCGGATGCGCGGCAACTTTGCTTCCTCATCCAATTCAATAAAGAATGGGAGGAAACCGTAGGTTAGATACCAGTCAGCACCTTGGTACATCTGTACCGAAAGGTCTGAATGAGAAAAGTAATTTGATGCAATACGTGTACGCTTATCAGCAAATCCACGTGCTCTATCTGAAACAGAGTTAGCCGCTGAGCAGTTAACCGCAGGAAGCGGAGCCATAACTTCTGACAAGTCGCGTGCGACAATGTCGATAAAGTTGGCAACTACGTTAGCATCTACTCCGTCTGGAAAGAAGTCAGGATAGACGGATGCAATGTTACCCTTGCGAACTGCAAGAACGTCAAGGTTACGACCGTCACGTTCAGCGTTGCGGTAGCGAAGGTTCTCAACTCTCGCTGCAACTTGTTCCATTGATAATGCCATTGTTGTCCTAACTATAAGTTTCTTGCCATTGCTCAGCGAATGCTTCGTCTAAGTTCAATGACATGCGTTGTTGCTTCTGACTTCTGGTAGCCCAGCGATTGGTTTGGTACTGACCCACCGCAGAAGACTGTTGCATTAATTCACGTACACGAATGATAGCAAACCATAGAGCCATCACGCAGTCAGTGGGGTTCTTAGTATCTGGCTTCCAAGTAATCAACTGCTGCACCAAAGACTTAAGTCCTTCTGAGCCTTCGTTACTTGGTAGTTCAATGATACCGTTGTTCTGGTAACGTTCATTACTAATGCTACCAAAAAGGCTAGCCATAGATGCTACACCGAAAGATGTGTCCCACTTGTTCTTGCCTGTGAAGTGTGAGTTCAACTGGCAACCATATGTTGCTAGGTAGTTACGTAAGTCCGTATCCATAGCGTAGTACTTCTGGTGTGCGTTAATTTCCACACGGAACTCTTGAGGATGGTACTTCTCAACCCACTCACGAATAAGAGCGTTCTCTTTCTGAGGTGTTGGGTCTGCCATGTTTACGCAGTCCAGTACATATATCTGACCATCGTCGCGGTTGTAAGTTACTGCTACGAAAGCAGAGCGACCAGATACTGCAGGGTCAAAACCAATTACTGTGTAGGTTGAGCCTGCTCTTGCTGGGTGTCCTGGGACTCCAGGTTTAAGCGGTCCACGCTTTCGCATACCGTTAACACATCCTGCAACTGCTGTTGGCGGGAAGATGGAATCTTGCTGGACATCTTCTTGCTGGTAGACCATAGCCCATACAGACGGAGCGACCTCAGAGCGACGCTTAAAGAGCGAGGGTCCATCCCACTTGGGGTATAGTCCATCTTCAAATTGCTCATCTAAATCGTTCTCCTGGATGTTGGTCTTAGGCCACAACGTTTTCCAGTTCTGCGGGTTCTCGTCAAACTGTAGAACGGCAGGCATGGCACAATATGTGAACGGGGTCTTACCACCAGTCCATTGTGCGCCATCGCGTATCATTTTGTACAAATCTACGGGAGCGACACGGGTTCCTACTATAAGTAATTTTCCGTGCCGTCCCAGACGTGTGATAACTTCCTTTTGAAGCCATTCAATTTGCTTCTCCCATTCATGGGCATTTGAGTTCATCACAACGTCGTCTAGGATAATCAGGTCGGCGCGTGCGCCGTAAATCTGGGAACCAAATCCAAGTGCTTGCACTGTGGGGTCTTTCTCGCCAGAATCTCGTCCCGTTCCTAAATATATCATATCAGCAGACCATTGAGTAGCATCTGCCTTGTAGCCTCCATTTGGCCCAAAGGCTGTCTGGAGTTTCATATATGCTGGGTGGCTAAGACGTGTCTTAATCGCACCTAAGAATTTACGTGCCATACCCT